CTGGGTTCTGGGTTCTGGGTTCTGGGTTCTGGGTTCTGGGTTCTGGGTTCTGGGTTCTGGGTTCTGGGTTATGCCATCTATCATATAAATTACGATATTATTTTATATCCCCCGGTTGTCTTTTTCTTTATAGGTATAGGTATCCTCTCTTCTCGATGAATCTCATCATGGCATTTTTCGCATATATTCGCCAAATTCGCCGGATGATTCTTATGAAAGTGTCCTATAAATCCATCTTTATTTGCATCCCTCTGGGGACTCAAATGATGCACCTCTTCACCCATTGTTTGCTGGCAGATTTCACATTGTCCCCGGATTTTACGCGCATTATATTTGGCTTTTTGTCCCGTCAAATTGGTTCTCGAATCCGGATGATATTTATTCCGGATTTGATATGCCTGATCCAAGAAATCTTCTTCTAAATAAAGGGATTTACATACTTCGAGGCCATATAGACGATTCCCCGGACCATGTGTCAATTTACGGTCATATACCAAGGAATCTAGTTCTCGATCATAATGGACCGCCATATGTTTGACGCCTAAATCCCCACTCTTTTCCATTTCTTTGACCTCGTCGTATTCCAAAATTTCATGGAAATGTGTGGCGAATAAAAACGTGGCTTCTTTATCATATAGAGTCATTAGCCCAGCAGTAAATATAGAAAGTGCGGATTCTATTTCCGTACCCGAACAGAGTTCGTCGCCTAAAATGAGACTATTTTGGTCGGCGTATTTGAGGATGACGCGGAGTTCGCTCATTTCCACTGCGAATGTGGAGAGACCTTTAAATAGGTTATCGTTTCCTAAAATCCTAGAAAACACGGATTTATATGGCTTGTAGTTGAATTCAGTCGCGGGAACATAGAATCCCGATTGTGCCATCAGGACGGCGAGACCTACGGCGCGTATGAAACTCGTCTTACCGACTGCATTTGTCCCATAGATTAATATTCCTCTATTGTTTTCGGTAATATCTTCTATATGACTACTCGCCACCGAAGTTACAGGTAAACGGGGTAATGATAACGCCAGATCATTGGTCACATAGATCTCATTCTGTTGGATATGTTCAATCAGGGGATGTCGAAGTTCTCGAACTTCAAAAAAAGAGGGGGTATCTTCACCTCGGATATGAGGCCGACAGTAATTATATTCCCGGGCTATATAGGCTTTATTCTGTAAGACATCCAAATAAGTAATATATTCAACTAGGTTATCCAATTGGTCATATAGATCCGATTCTATTTTGGATAACAAGGATTTATATATGACCTCTACTTCTTTACCTATCACGACCTTTAAATGATTCGTTTTATGGAGAATCTCGACAATCTGGGGACAAGTTATTTCGTCGATGGTTTTCGAAGGACTCACGAATTTAATATCGTCTACTGGGATCGCAAAATCCTTCGTTATTTGGAGAACTCGGGGTCCTCCTTCCCCGGGGGGTAAAGACGCCAAAATAGATTTCAATTTCGCCGATCGCGTTTTCGTTATCTGTAGGGAGGCCCCCGATTTCTCCGTTTCGTGGATTTTCACAAAATGGGAATTCTCCGCCGAGAAATCTTGAGAACCTCGCATGATATTATTCAAATAGGTATGTATCATTTGGAATCGATGCGTATTATCCACATATTCTTTCACATATGCATCCAACGTTTTATTGACCCCGCTTTGGATCATAGTATGGTCGATAGCGGCGAGAGAATTCGCATCCTTACATTTCTCCACAACGAAGAATCTTTCCATGAATCCAAGAACATTCATACATACGGATTCTATATGACTACCTTGTTCGGATTCCGGGATAAATGGTTCGTATTGTCCCATAGAAGATAAATATGCGAGAACCTTCGGATGTGGAAGAAGACTAATATTTATTTGACGAATACGCTGTACACTCTTATAGAGGGAATAGATAGACGATGGAAAAATCCGCTTCAAAATAATCTGGCGGCATATCTTTTCAATATCCCTTATTTGGCCAATATTCTTACGAAGGGTAGGGATGAATTGGGGATTTTCTAAATGGATATCGAGAACCTCCTTTATGACCTGGTATTCTCGGTTGAGCCAGTCTTCGTCATAGGTAGGGTTCGTTATTTGTTCGTATGTTTTACGGCGGCCCATGGGCGATGCGCATTTATTGATGAGGGAATTCAAGGAGGAATATTGCCCCTTATGTTCTCCATCGTCGATTACATTAATTTGTCTTAAAGTATAATTCGCCAAGAGTACGTGAGAACCAGATTTCGTAAAAAGGGGGAGTTTGATTTTTTTGAGAAGATCCGGATTACGTTCTCTCATAAAATGGAGGAGATATACGAAAGCCTGTGTAGCATAAGTATTCTCCTGAAATTCTTTATATGTTTCGTATACTTCTTCTTTATATGTCGCATCCAAAATAGTCTTGATATAAGTCTGTTTTTGCGCATTTTTCACTGCTATATTCGCCGTTTCATCATGGTCATATAGAATATGTATATGATTCGTTTTGATATGGGCATATTGTATCACGTTCTCGATTTCTTCTTTTGAAAGGGTCGTAATAAAGACGACTTCGGAGGGTTTGAGAACCGATAGTGCGCGTTCTAATTCGTCGAAAGTAGTTGGGTTGGGGTAATAAGTAGTCTGGTATTCGAATATATTGGTTTGTCCTGTATAGATATTGGCACTGGCTATCCCGCATATGACGCGATCTCTAGTGGCAGACTGGCGTCCTCGAATGGGTCTTATAGTATCAATCCATATGACGGCCACGTTATTCGTCATTTGCTGGGATTGGTCGATATCGTATGGGACATAGGTTCCGGGGCTATATACGCCGTCTAATTTCCGGATTTTTTTCGGGGCATCCTTTTTCTTAGTTTTCCCTTTATTTATGGAATCTTCTTCTATAGGGGGCGCGTCATATTGGCTATAAACGACGGCGGTATAGGACGCGGCCAGAATAGTGGCGATATATTTATCTATCATATAAGAATTGAATCCGGTCATAACATAGGGGACACCGCGGACTATAGTCGTATTGGCAGAAATGGCGAGAGAACATATTCGGGAGAAATCTTCTATATTGGTCTCATAGTATTGGTTCTCCCTTTTTATGGCATAGACCTCGTAAAAAGAACCGACTTCGTATAAGAGGAACATTTTCTCGCCGTATTCGGCCTTATGGAGTTTATAGAGGCGGATATATTCTTCACGGATTTTGAGTTCGTCGTCCATTATGGGGGGTATTACGTTAGTAGATATATTTTGTCCTATAGGATTTGTTTGTGTTTCATCATCTGAATCCACTACTTCAGTGAGTTTTACTTTTTTAGATTTCGGAGGCATATACTGTAAGTTGTATTACTTAATCTTTATATCACTTCTTCTATATTCCTATATGAATGGTCATATAGGAATATTTCGGGATTACTTCGTATCATGAACATAATTATATAACAAGTTCTCCGGATTATAGTTCTGGACTTCCCCACATATGAGAACAACGGACTCGTACATTTTACGCAAAATATCATTGGGAGTCGGCGTCCCTACTTTTATAAGCCCCTTTTTTATCAAGAATTTTTTAATATCTTGAATCGGTTCTTGTTTCAATAATTGTGTGCGTGTCGAGATATTACTACGAATAGTTTTATTTGACACTAGTACCCCGATTTTCGCCTGATGTTTTGATCTACCTAGACGATATGTTCTCTTATAAATCTTTTTTTGTTTTAAACGGCGTATAACCGGATTCTTTTGTCCCTTCTTTTCTTCCTCTTCTTTCTGTTTGATTGCCATTTTCTTACGTAATTCGCTCAATCGTTTTATATTTTCTATGGAATTTGGGTTACCGATGGTGGATTCGAGAGGTTCTCGATTCTTCGCCGTTTGGTTATTCGTCCATGTCCTATAGGTTGGTTTGGTTCCACCTACTTTGAGGGCACCGTATGGGGGTGGGGGTAAAATCCTATTGGGGATCGAGGGTGTATCAAATGGGAAAGAAGACTGGATAAAAGGGGGTCTTACGGTCGACGCTAGCTGGTTGGGTCTTACTGTCGACGCTGACGGAACGGGTCTTACTGTCGACGCTGACGAAACGGGTCTTACGGTCGACGCTGACGAAACGGGTCTTACGGTCGACGCTAACTGGGTGGGTCTTACGGTCGACGCTGACGAAACGGGTCTTACATAAGGGTTTTTATTATTCGGTGATAAAATCATACTATGTGACATATCCGGTGATACCTGTAATTGGTCAAATACATTGGGTAATTCTAGGCTTACATTTTCTACTATTGGACTAGATCTTGCCCGTAGGGTTTGGTTCCGTTTATAACTCTGTGGGACTTTTTCGGTTTCTCTTTTAGCTAAATCAGATAGGTATTCCAGTGATTGATTGAAATCGCGTTTGAAATCCTCTATAGGACTAACAGGAGCAATTACGTTTTTTTTCGATTCTTTATCGTCAAATAATTCCTTATATTTATCCTGTTGTTTTGCCCGTATCATTTTCATAATTTGGTTTCTAACGGTTTTATTTTTGGGCATATTCGGATTTTTCACACGAATGGGTTTATTTGTCCGAGGGGGTCGTTTTTGTTTTTCGGGGATACGAAATAACTCAGGATTAATTTGTATCGTTTTTTTTTCAGACATTTATAATTATAAATATAAAGATTATATAATAATTACATATCCTATCGTAAACCGAAAACAATATAAAAAATTGATTCGATTAATACTTTAACAATAAGTTCATAAACCCATTGCAAAAAATGAATCTATCGAAATCTCAACCTTCCAAGTCTACCAAAGTATCTCGTGCTAAAGTCGTCACTAAAGATCCAAGCGTACCAAAGAAGGAGAGGAAATCGAAAAAAATCGTATCGGCCACTATTGCCGCAGAAAGTCATATAGAAAAATTAATAGAACCAGATGAAAATCTATTTGATAAACTACCCATCGAGGAATATCTCATAGATGATAAAGGGCAAGCGCAAGCGCAAGCAGCAGGGCAAGCAGCAGGGCAAGCAGCAGGGCAAGCAGCAATGACATCGCTAGAGTGTCAAATAGAAGAAAAAATAGAGGGTCTAAGATCCACCGTAAAAGATAAAATTCTCGGCCACTTGGGTGAATATATCGAGCAGCCATATACTATCATCGAATCTTACTTTATAGGACAACATTTAGAGCGCTTAGTACGCCATCAACTCGAGTCATATAACCACTTCATTACATATCAACTACCGAAAACGATAAAACAATTCAACCCCGTAGTCATTCATTCTGAAAACGATTATATCGCAGAACACGATAAATATATTCTCGAGGTCATTATCGAATTCATGAATTTCAAACTATATCCGCCCCAAATCCACGAGAATAATGGTGCGACGAAAATGATGTTACCATCCGAGGCCAAACTCCGGAATTTCACATATGCGTCCACAATGACCGTAGATATTCATATCAAATATGTGATCAGGAATTCGGAGACCATGGATAACCCGCGTACTATAAAGAAAATCCTCCCGAAAATCAATATAGGGAAAATGCCGATTATGTTGAAATCCGCCATTTGCGTCCTAACACAGAATAAGCATATCAACCCGATTCATACAGAAGAATGTAATATGGACTGCGGCGGTTATTTCATCATCAAGGGTTCCGAGAAAACGGTCCTATGCCAAGAACGCGCGGCGGAGAACAAAATCTACTGTTTCGACGGGAAAAATACCACGAAATGGAACTGGTTCGCCGAGATCAAATCCGTCCCCGATAATAAATGTATATCGCCCAAACAGATCGAGATGATGATCGCCTCAAAAAATTCCGGCTTCGGACATGCCATATACATATCGATACCCAGAATCAAACAGCCCATGGAACTATTCGCCATATTCCGCGCACTAGGAGTAGAGAGTGATAAAAAAATATGCGAATATATCGTTCTCGATATAAAATCGGAAGAGAACCGCGATATCCTGACATTCCTACAGGCATCGATCATTGATGCAAACTCCTATATGACAAAAGAGCAGGCCCTCGCGCATATTACCACGTATGTCACATACATGCCAATGAATATGGATAAAGATACGGGATTGAAAAAGAAGCGCGAATTCGCCCTCGAAGTTCTCAATAACGACCTCTTCCCCCATTGTAAGAGCCAAGAACAGAAACTCTATTTACTCGGCTATATGACAAATAAACTGATCCGGACATCTCTGGGATATCTACCACCCGACGACCGAGATTCGTATTTGAATAAGCGTATAGAGACGACGGGAACCTTACTGAATAATTTATTCCGCAATTATTTCAATAAATTATGCAAAGAAATGCAGAAACAGATCGTAAGAGAAATAAATTCGGGACCCTGGCGTTCCACGGAGGACTACGAAAATATCTTCAATATGACCAATATGTATAAGGTCTTGAAACCCACGACGATAGAAAACGGTATTAATCGCGCCTTAGCCACCGGCGATTTCAGTATAAAAAATGCGAATAGTAGCAAGGCAGGAGTTGCCCAGGTTCTCAATCGTCTCACATTCCCATCGACTCTGAGTCACTTAAGGCGTATCAATACGCCCCTAGAAAAGAGCGGTGAATTGATCGCCCCCCGTAAATTACATAATACGACATATGGTTTTCTCTGTCCAGCGGAGACCCCAGAAGGACAATCAATCGGCGTAGTGAAAAATATCAGCTATTTGACACATATAACGATTCCATCGAATGCATCCAGCCTGTACCAATACGTGGATGAATATATGACCAAAGTAGAGGATACTTTACCAGCAGAAGCAAATAAGAAAGTCAAGGTTTTCGTAAATGGGTCATGGGTAGGTATAACAGATTGTCCTATAGAATTATTCAATAGTATGAAAGATAAAAAACATAAGGGTATTATCAATATCTATACTTCGATCATAATGGATTTCAAAATGATGGAGATTCGTATTTGTAATGATGGTGGGCGTCTCACCCGTCCCGTTTTAAGGATGAAAGACGGTTCGGCTATAATAGATAGTAATATCATCGACGATTTGTCAAATAGGAAATTATCATGGAACGATCTACTAACGAACTGTTGCATAGAGGAATCCGTCATTGAATATATCGACCCGGATGAACAGAATTCGTCCATGATTGCCATGAAGGCGAAGGATTCCTATTTGACAGAGGGGGTCAAATATACTCATTGCGAGATCCACCCCAGTACTATTTTCGGTATATTGGCGTCGTGTATTCCGTTCCCTGAACATAATCAGGCGCCTAGGAATACATATCAATGTGCTATGGGTAAACAGGCCATCGGTATTTATGCGACGAACTACGATAAGCGTATGGATAAAACGGCGTATATTCTGAATTACCCGACTCGGCCTTTAGTCGATACCCGGCTTATGAACTTCATCCATCTGAATAATATTCCTTCGGGGTGTCAAATACATGTTGCGATTATGACACATACGGGATATAACCAAGAAGATAGTGTATTAATTAATAAGGGTTCGATTGATCGCGGTCTCTTCATGGCCACCATTTATCATACAGAAAAAGATGAGGATAAGAATATTATCCGGGATGAAATCATCCGTTGTAAGCCAGATAAGACGAAGACGAAGGGAATCAAATTCGGGAATTACGATAAGACGAATGATCAAGGATTCATACCGGAGAACGAATTGGTCGAGAACCGCGATATTATTATTGCGAAAGTAATTCCTATAAAAGAAAATCGTAATGATCCGACGAAGACCATCAAATACGATGATCAATCGAAGACCTTTCGTACTACGGAGCCGTCATATATAGATAAAAATTACACGGGGCGAAATGGGGATGGATATAATTTCGCCAAAGTCCGCGTCCGTACATTGCGTAAGCCGGTTTTAGGTGATAAAGTATCGAGTAGGCATGGTCAGAAAGGTACTCTAGGAAATATCATCCCCGAGTGTGATATGCCATTTACGAAGGATGGTATGCGCCCCGATATTATCATCAATCCTCATGCGATTCCATCGCGTATGACGATTGCCCAGTTGAAAGAGACCCTATTGGGTAAAGTCCTCTTGCAACTGGGAATGTTCGGAGACGGTACGAGTTTCGGTAATTTAGAAGTCAAGACCATTGCGAAAGAGTTGCAGAATGTGGGGTTCGAGAGTTATGGAAATGAGATCCTATATGACGGTTTGACGGGTGAACAAATAGAATCGAGTATTTTCATGGGTCCGGTATTTTACCAACGCCTGAAGCATATGGTGAATGATAAACAGCACTCGCGTTCTATAGGACCCCGTGTGAATTTGACTAGACAGCCAGCGGAAGGTAGGAGCCGCGATGGTGGATTTAGGGTTGGCGAAATGGAGCGTGATGTTCTCATTGCGCATGGAATGTCGCGATTCTGTAAGGAGAGGTTATATGATGTGTCAGATAAGTATAGTATGCACACTTGTAGGAAATGTGGTATGATTGCGACGTATAATAATGGGGACGGGAATAAATTATATGCGGCGGCGGATTTTACCATTCATGCGTGTAATACATGTGGGAATAAGACGGATTTCGCGAAGGTAGAGGTACCGTATGCATATAAACTGATGGCACAGGAACTACAGACGATTAATGTGGCGACGAGAATTATCACCGAGTAGTTAGGGGAACCTCCCGGCGGTAGTGTATCCCCCGTAAGGGGGATACACCAGGGGGCACACGGACATAGGTTTCCACTACGACCCCATCCTTCCTGCTAACTAGTTAAATAGTCATATAGAAATATTTTTTATATGACTGTATAATATATTAATGGAAGGTTCTGTTGTTGATCTTGCTAATGTACAAGGAAAAGTAATTTTATTTATAATAGATCCACAGAATGATTTTATTAGTGGTAATTTGCCGGTTGAAGGCGCAGAGGACGATATGAAAAGAATAATTAAAATGATTACACTTAATGGTTCTTTAATTGATGAAATACATATTTCTTTAGATTCACATACTCCAGAACATATTGCACATGCAAAATTTTGGGAAAAAAATGATTCGAGTGAAGATGTAGTAAAGCCTCATACTATGTTAGCTTTAGTTGATGTAAGTAATAACGAATTAGAAAAAAACCAAGACAACTTTCATGAAAATAATTATATTATAAAAGATATTGACCCTAAAACCAAAAAAATAATTGGAAATACTTATTTACCAAAAAACAAAGAATTATTATCATATGTAAAAAATTATATGTTCAAATTAACATACAAAGGCGATTCAAATGACAAACCAAGTTTATATATTTGGCCTGACCATTGTATTATAACTGAACAACATCTAAAAGATGGCAATGAAACTAATGAAAGTGAAACTCCTACAGATGGCTGGAAAGTACATAATCAACTATGGGAAGCTGTTATAAAATGGCGTCATGAAAATAATAGTGAAAATAAAAAATTATTTATTCACGAAAAAGGTACAAATAATTTAACCGAAATGTATAGCATATTTAGCGCAGAAGTCCCATATGAAGAATTAATAGAACATGTACCAATTGAATTAAAATATTCTGATCCATTAAGTCTACCTGACCCATGGAATCCTTACACAGAGAGTGATTTGAAACATATTGCACCTTATAATTTATCAACTGTATTTAATGAAAAATTATTCGATTATGTTACATATTCAAAAGGTTCAGACGGGAGTAAAGGACCTCAAAACGTTGTTATTTTTTGCGGAGAAGCAAAGTCACATTGTGTTAGAACCTCAGTTGAAGATTATATGAAACATATTGCTGAAGGTCAAAAAAATAAAGTTTGTTTATTAACAAACGCAATGTCAAACGTGGGAGGTTTTGAAGACTACGGTAAACATTTTGAAACATTTTTTCAAGGTTCAAAATTTGAAACAGACCAATTCAATTCAGAATTAGTATCAAAATTAAAAGACGGGAATAAAATAGAACCAGTTGTAAAATCAGAATCAGAACAAGGACTAGAACAACAACTATTTAAAGGAGGCAAACGAAGAACAAAGAAAAGAAAGAATACAAAAAAGAAGCGTACAAATAAAAAGAAACGGTCAAATAGAAGAAAAAATAAGAAATAAATTTGATTACTATTCTACAAAAACAAATAGGTATATTTCTTTTTATATTTGATATCTATCATATATAAAAAATGTCCGCCGTAACAGCAAATAGTGAGATCAATGATATAAGACCAGAATCTGCCTTCTCCGGCATTTCCTTTTCGAAATATAAAAAAACAGAAGTCCGTACAGCCCTCATAGATAATATGCAAAAAGGGAAAATAGAACCCGCATGTTATTGGGGCGCCGAACTCGTGGCCGCAGGCCACTATATGGATCTATGGGAAATCATATTGAATTATACGGGTAAATATATCCATTTAGGGAATCCAAAAATAGTCATATACCTAGAAATGCGGTATGAAATCTTCCGTAACGTCATCGCACAGGGTCATCATTTATCAGAACTCGATCTTCGTAATAATAAACGTATAAGACAATTATTCGCAGAAATTATAAGCGTCCTCGTAGTGTCAAATAAAAAGCATAGTTTCGAGGCCATCAAAATCAACCGCGTCGAAGAATTCGATATGACCCAGATGACCGAGAGACTCAAAGCCCCTGCTATCACATATGCCGAAGGTATTTTCAAAAAAGAGGATCCGAAAGAACTCTTTATTGCCATAAACGAATTCGCCTATAATATTTCGCCTGAAAGGCGTCATATGCTGACCGCCTGTTATTGGATAGAATGGGTCATCGAATTCGACCAGATATGTAAAAAGAGGAAAGAGCCCGTCCTATGTCAAAAGAGGACCGAACTCCGAGTAGAGAATAAAATGCAGAGGGATATAATATGGCTTATATGGGACACATTATTGTCATATACATCGCGTTTGGCAAATCCGTTCATAGAAAAACTGATGAATTCCCTTTTGAATCTTTTTTGTATTAAATATACGACGGCGGCATGTAAACGCCGGAGGTATTTATTATATTTCGCGGTGGCCCTTTTAACAGAGCCCGTACCGACGGATATAGAAACCGTCCCTAAAAAGGAGATCATACAGAATGTTCTCGATAAAATCGATGCCCTCTATTGTCAAATAAAGAAAAATGAAGAGTCCCCGAATACGGAATATCTATATTCGAATTTGGAAAAGAGGAACTCGTTGAATGAATCGCTAAAGAAAATGGAGATGTTGAGTTCTATAGATAATTTCACATTCTGAATCACAATTGTATTATTTGTGACCATATATCATGTGCGGTTTTAGTAATTTACAAAAGTCATATAGAATGATATATTCGAAACCATGCCCTATTTTTATAAACCCGGCGAAGTCAATCTTCTTTTCATACATATCCCTAAAACGGGCGGTACTAGTATCGAGCAATATCTGTCAAATAGATATAATATTCCATTAGATCATAGGTCCCTTTATTATTGTTGGCCGTCTCTTTCGCTACAGCATTATACGTATGAGAATATTATATATCATCGGGAAATCATCTTAGTACCCGGGTTCTCGACATTCACTATAGTGAGGAATCCCTATCATCGTATAGTAAGCGATTTATTCTTCCTCGGACTCGTGAAGGTGGGGATGTCGCCCTCCCAAGTCTTCTATGAAATCGAGAACCATTATCAAGGGGCGGCACAAGATAATCACGGAAGACCGCAGTATGAGTTCATCTACGATATGTCTAATAATATTCTATATGACCATATCTATGTTCTCAAATCGGAGAGTTTGAAAGAGGATATCGCCGCGTTAGGATACGCCGATTTCGATATTCATGTGAATAAGGGTCCTATAGAGAATCATATGGATTATTTGAACGAGGATTCGATCGAATATGTGAATCGGGCTTATGCCTTGGATTTTGCATTTTTCGGGTATGAGATGTTATAAGAGAATCGACCGAAGAGAATCGACCCCGAAGAGGATCAACCGAAGAGAATCAACCGGTAACAAAATAGGCGGATATATAAATGAAAACCCCGAAAGTAATAGGTGAAGGGTCATATGGGTGTATTCATCGACCCAGCCTTAGATGTAAAAATAAGAAAATGTCATATAGGAATAAAGTATCCAAGGTTTTATTGAATCGCCATGCACTCAAAGAAATGGCGCAATACCTACGTGTCGCCCGTGCAGATAAGAAATCACATTATTATTTAGGCAAACCCATAGAATGTAAGATAATGGAGACGAAAGAAAATATAAATGCCGTCAAGGGGTGCGAGGAAGGGGCGAATATAGTGGAGAACATGGACGACTATTCCCTTTTAGTTATGCGGGATGGCGGAATCGATATAGAGATTTATACGAAGAAGTTGAGAAGATTATCGAAAGATATGCAACACCGTCTAGAGCCATTTTGGTGGGAATTCTTACGTATGTTTGAGGGATGCGCGTTATTTTTGAAACACGGAATTATTAATCATGATATCAAACCGCAGAATATTCTATATGACGAACATACGAAGAGAATGAATTATATTGATTTCGGGCTCATGCAGTCATATAGAAAAGTTTTATTGAAATTGAATAAGTCGGATTTCTGGCTGGCGAAACATGCACATTGGTCGTATCCATTAGAGATCCAGTTTTTGAATAAACTGCGATATGCGGATTTTATGAAGAAATCGGAGAAAGAGAAGATGGAATTTTACTCGAAAATAATCCGTAATATAAATGAAAGGATAGAGACGTATAATTCAGATACGATAAATACGCTATTTTCGTATATTTTACCTTCGGAGGATAGTGTCGAGTTCTCGAATAAATATTTCCATGATGTCTTGAATATGTTGACGGTGGATATTACGGTGCGGTCATATAGTGAATTTATCAAGAAATCATTGGATACGATTGATATTTATGGGGTGGGATTTACTATTATGTTTGCGGCAAATCGGTTGAAGATGTTTATAGATAAAGAATTTTACCACGATTTGATGGATTTCGGGTATAATTTAATAACCCCTCGGGTTTTCGAGAGATATAGCGTGGAACAGGCGATTACGAAATATAGGGAATTACTTAATAAACATATATCGAATAATAAAGATATAGTTAGTATAAGGAAGAGTTTGAAAAATATACATAAAAAGACGTTTACGAAGAAGAAGAGGGATAATTTGGCGATAAAAAATATAAGAGTTCCAAAAAGAGTAACGAATTGATGGAATAGATTAGCCGGATGTAGAATGTCATATAGAGAACATTTCTATATGACCCTGCCGCAAGAAAATGATACATATGAATGTCATATAGAGAACCTATGGATGTCATATAGAGAACCTATGGATGTCATATAGAGAACCTATGGATGTCATATAGAGAACCTATGGATGTCATATAGAGAACATTTCTATATGACCATTCCAAAAATAAGGAAGGGGGTCTTAGGGGGAAACGTAGTTTCCCCTAAATTGATTCACTTTTTTTAAATAAAATTTCAAATAAATCTTTTATAATAAAGAATAAGTGAATAAAGTGAAATAATGTCTTGCTCGTTCTGCCATTTCCCGGGACATAATGTCACCACATGCCAGTCAACCGTCTTGCTTCGTCTTTTCGAATCGAAAGTGTCCCTAGTTCAAGATTTGAAAAGGAAACCGCTTACATCCGAATATTCATTCGCTATGGATTTACATATAGATATCAATGAATTGAATATGAGCGAATTAAAAGGCATTGCCGGTAAACTAAATATAAGGATATCAGGCATGAACAAGGAACGTTTGACAGCTTTCGTAGTGAAAGAATTATGGTACGGCAGAGAACAACGCAATATGGTTACCGATAGAAATTACTATAATCACCTGATGCGTATAATCAACGGTATGCCTCGCCATGATTCATGGGATGAATTAATAACTGCGACGCAAGAATCATATAATTTAATTCGAGACCAGATCCGCGAACACAATCTTCTACGTTTGAGAGAAGTGAGAGATTTTTACCAACAATTGTATCGCGAGAACTTGCAACAACTAATGAACATTTTATCTCTTATAAGAAACAATGACGGCATAGAAATTACAAGAAACAATGAAGGCATAGAAAGACTATTTGGCCTCTATATTACTCTAGAGGACTTATGTCAATATATCCCTGTCATTCGCACATTCTTTCGTTTTGAAGATCATATGCTAGATACCCTTATGCGTGTCTTAGAGGAAGAATTCCAAGAGGATGAGGATGTTGTTCTTAAACAGGATCTCAACCTGACTTGTGAATACGTGAAGGATCTAGAGAAGATATCGGAGGAAGGATGCGCCATTTGCTTTTCAGATACGAAATGCGATACGATGTTGAACTGTGGACATATGTTCTGCATCGACTGCGTGGTAACTACTGTGGAGATGGCAGTGAATGATCATAAAAGAAAATTGACGTGTGCAATGTGTAGGACAGATATAAAGTGTATTAAATCGACTGATGTTATTAAGATAGATAATTTAGCACACCTTTTATAATAACACCTTTTATAACAATTTGTCAAATAGATAAGTTTTATTAACATTATAATGAGATAATGATAATTCCAAAACCCTTTTTGCAAAACTTTTTTGCATGTCATATAGAGAATATTTCTATATGACCTTATTGCAATACAAAACAGCAACACCCAACCGCAATACCCAAACGACCCCCTTATAACTAGTCATATAGATAATATTTCTATATGACATTACAGCAATAACCAATCGCAATACCCTACCGCAATACCCTACCGCAATACCCTACCGCAATACCCTACCGCAATACCCTACCGCAATATAAAGGATGGGGTGGGAGGGGAAAACTTGGTTTCCCCCCTTAGAAGGCAGAGCCGAATGCGCCCCCGAGAACACCATTCGCCGCCATAGGTCCCATATAAGAATCCACCATGGGCGATCCTCCGCTACTAGTTCCCGATCCTCGCATCATAGTATCATAAGTATTATTCGCCGGTTTATTCGTCGCGACTGGTGCAGGTGGGAACATATCAACCTGGGTGAAACTATTATCTAAGTGATCTGCCTGACTCGGCATATGTTGACTCATCGGTGCTTTTTTCTGATAGGAACCAGATGATTTGCCTCCTCCAGAGGAAGAAGATGAAGAGGAGGTACCCTCCCAAAGGTCATATATACGATCTACAATAATATTGACTTTAATTCCCAATTTTGTCTGGATACTGAGAACCAAGATGAGGAAAGCGAGGATAACATTAGTAAGAATCAAACTCTCGTATTTGAACCCGCTATAAGTAGGAATATAAGTAATCATCCGGTGTATCAAAATAATTCCGCAGAACATAATGACGATTTGGATGAATATTTCGGCTAAAAGTTCTAAACTCGAATTATCGGGATCGGCTTCAGGAATAAACCGCGAGATCAATTTATTGAGTATAACAATAGGAATAATACCCAATAGAGAATATTGTATAACATTTAGTAATTCGGCTTTTCCTTCTTCGGTGGTAGAAAATACGTGATTGAAAAATGTTTTTTTATATGTATCCTTTGTTTCTTGTAAAATATCCATTATTTGACTATATATAGCAATAGTTAGAAATAAAATATGCGTTAAAAAGAGTATAGAAAAATGCTACTTCAATTTATTATAAATGAGTAGTGCCGTATCAGCAGCCCGTAAAAGAAGAGCCGGTGCTTTACCTGCTGAACCTGTACGTAATGTTCCTACAACACCACCTAATATCCCTGCGTCCGCACCTAAAGCGGGGCTAACACTCCCCGAAGTAATCGCCTTAGTAGATAGACGCCTAGTCACATTAGAGAAATTTATGAATGAATCTAAATCACAAGAGTCATCTCCGAAAATTAAATTCGAAGTGGACGAAGGTGAACCCGCTGAACCCGTATTAAATGACGAAATAATAGACGAATTTAATAGCCGTTTTGTCATCCTAACCGAAGAATTGAATAAATTGAAAGATATTATACTCAGTCTACAGTCATATACAATGAGTGTGAATAAGGTATTAATGGAAGAAAGAATACAATTTATTTCGGATTTAGGAAATGATGGCGAAGAAGCCGAGCCAGAAGAGGAAGGAGAACCAGTTCAAGAAGGAGACGTACAAGTAGATGGCGATGTCTTATTAAATGATAACGTAGAAGGTGAAATCGACGAGAATGGCATGACAAAATTCGGTATTCCTATCCCGGAAATGATCCCTAGAATTCCTTCAAAGTCCGTTAAATTCGCATAATACTTTTATTGGAAAAGGAAATAAAAAATTCGGTCATATAGATATAAATTAATCAATCTATATCTATATGACTACTATTCAGAATTGTAAAGCAGAATTAAATGCATTACAAGCCAAATTCTATCAAGATAATGGTAAAAATACATTCTATAAGAATAAACAGAAAATAGAATGTGCCAAAATGATATGTTCGAAATATTCAATAGATGATTTAATAGCAAATACGATTTATCAAATCGATGGGTCAAATAAGGTATTTATTGATTATACCATTTTCAAACTATATATGAATCCGGATACATATCAACCATTCATCTATTATGCATTCAATCTTTTTAGAAAAGTATTGGAAACATATACGTCTTATGAAGTACATCTTAATTTAGATACTTTTACAGTTACTGCGGCAGAACGTTATAAAGATATAATCAAATTATATTGCGACGAATCTGCAAAAAATGGCACGCATTTTATTGATACGCTTGATTTTATGAATTTATATAACCTACCGTCTGTATTGGAATTAATATCGAAGATCCTAAAGCCGTTTATTAATCCAGATGCATATAAAAAAATGATTTTATTATCCAATGAAGATAGTAAAACGCGATTACAAGAACTAATCAAAAATTGATACGTAAAAATCAAATAAAGTATAAATCATAAATCATATAATGAAGATTGTTCTATCCAATAAAGCCGACGTTTTTGCCAGTATCTTCCAGAATGTGAAGAACTTCGCAGATCATATAAATATCGATTTCAATAATGAGCGGATGTTTTTCCAGACGATGGATAATTCGCATGTATCTATTGTCGAATTGACGATACCCGCTGCGTGGTTTGATTCCTATGAATGTGGTAATACTTGTCCTATAGGAATTAGTGCGGGTATTGTCGGAAAAATATTGAGTCTGAAGGATAAATCGCAGATATTGGAATTAGAGGTCAAGGATGATAAACTCTTGATCCATTTCTTGAATAAGCCGGATACGGCACCTGTGGTAGCCGCCGCGACAGAACCAAAGCCTAATGCCGCACCTACTATGGCCGCCATTTTCGAAAAGCACTTCGAGATACCTCTTATAGATATAGATTCTGAGAATATGTCTATACCGGAAATAGAGTATCAAGCGGAATTCAGCCTATCTTCGGCATATTTCGCAGACATGATAAACCAATTAAAGATTTTCGGAGATACGATGGAGATCGAATGTAGCGAGGATAACATAGTTTTGTTCTCGAAAACGCAGGAGAATGGGAAGATGTCTGTCGATATAAAGATCGATAATTTGACGAGTTTTGCGATAGAAGAGGCCGCCAAACTGAAATTGTCATATAGTCTGAGTTATTTACATCATATTTGCGCGTTTCATAAACTATCCAAATATGTGGATGTGAAACTATGTAGTGAATATCCTTTACAAATAACTTATAATCTGGGGCACAATGCAATCTTGGCGCTATATTTGGCACCGAAGATGGAAGATGATTAATGTGTATTATAATAGGTCATATAGAAATTATTCTATATGACACGACACTCCCCGAAGGGCTAACGCCGAGAACAAAGAAAACAAAGAAAACAAATTCAATAGTTAAATAAATTTAAAAACAAAAGTTTTTTTGTCATATAGAAATATTATTCTATATGACACGACACTCCCCGAAGGGAAAATGCCGAGAACAAAGAAAGAAAAGGGAGGGGGGTGCGGGGGGAACCGTAGGTTCCCCTGCCCC